AAATTAGTTGGAACAATCGGAGGAGCAGTTAACGTAACTATCCCTGATTCAATCGAAAAAACTTTCATAGTTGATAACGCAACTACTGGTGCTTACACAGTAACTTTCAAAACTACTTCAGGATCTGGAGTAACTTGGGCAGCTGCTGACAAAGGCACTAAAATGGTTTATTCAGATGGAACAAATGTTGTTGATACAGCATTCACAGATCTATCATCTGACTTCTCACCACAACTTTCAGCAGACCTAGACGCAAATGGTAAGAACATTACTATTGATAATGCAACAGGTATTATTGATGAAAATGGAAACGAACAAATTAAATTTTCAACAACTGGATCTGCAGTTAACGAGTTTACAGTAGCTAACGCAGCTACAGGTAATGCTCCAGCAGTTTCTGTAACTGGTGGCGATACTAACATTGACTTAAACCTTACACCAAAAGGAACGGGTAGAGCGACTTTCAATGGTCAAGGTAAAATTCAAAGTATTGCAGAAAAAGTTACAACTGAAGCAACGGCTGCTACAGGAACAATCAACTACGATGTTCTTACTCAAGCAGTTTGGAACTTTACATCCAATGCAGCAGCTAACTGGACATTAAATATTAGAGGTAATGGATCAAACTCACTAGACTCAATCATGGACACTGGAGAATCAATCACTATAGCGCATTTAGTTACACAGGGTGGAACACCTTACTATAATAACGCTGTTCAGATTGATGGATCATCAGTAACTCCTGAATACCAGGGTGGATCAGCTCCATCTGCTGGTAATGCTAATTCTATCGATGTTTATTCATACACTATTATCAAAACTGGTTCAGCGACGTTTACAGTTTTAGCGTCTCAAACACAGTTCGCGTAATAAATTAGGAGGAGAAAGAGAATGCCAATATTAGCAAGTATCGGAGCTGGATCCGCAAGAGGATTAGGTTTTACATCTGGAGCAGCAACTCTTGATGTAGATTATCTAGTTGTTGCTGGAGGCGGTAGTGGAGATTACTGGCCCGGCGGCGGAGGAGGCGGAGGAGGTTTCCGTACTTCTTACCCAGGTGGTACTAAACTAACTATTAAATCTGGAGCAACTGTCACTGTTGGTGGCGGAGGTCCAGCGAGTAATTCACCAGGTCGTGGCTTTAGAGGAGCAGCTTCTACAATCGGAGATTTTTTAGCTGATGGTGGCGGTGGCGGAGGCCCTGCTAACGATCCAGCTATTGCAGCATCACTTACAGGTTCACCTATTTATGTAGCTGATGGAGGATCAGGTGGAGGAGGAAATCACCAAGGTACTTCGGATAGCAAACCAAATGTACCAGCTCCATATTGGGGTTTAGGAAATACACCAGGTAATTTTTCACCACCAGAAGGAAATTTTGGATCTGCACCTTTAGATGGTCCAGGTGGAACTAACCACGAAGGATCAGGTGGCGGTGGAGCAGGAGCTGCCGGAAACAGAGCAACGCATACAGGTCCAGGAGGTCCAGGAGGATCAGGAGCAGCCAATTCAATTACAGGTTCATCAGTAACTTACGCTGGAGGCGGCGGAGGTGGAGTTTATTCAAGCGGTAGATCTGGAGGAGGCGGAGGATCCGGGGGCGGCGGAGCAGGCGGCCCAAGAGGATCTGGAGGATCATCAGGAACAAACGGACTCGGCGGAGGCGGAGGCGGAGGTTCTGACCCAACCACTGTAGCAGGAACAGGTGGAAATGGAATTGTTTACATCAGAGTGCCTTCTGCAGATGCACCAGCTACTTTAGCGGTAACACCAGGATCAAACTCAGTGTCAACTTTACCTCCAGGGGATAAGTTGTGCACATTTTCAGTGTCGGGGACAATAACATTCTAATGAAATACGCAGCTCTAATAAATTCGGCAAATGAAGTTTTAACAGTAGATGTAATCGGAGATGATGTATCTAATGTAGAAAATTATTGTGCTAATACTTTTGGCGGAACATGGGTAGAGGCTTTTGACGATGGCACTAGAAAACAAATGCCTGGTATTGGTTGTACTTGGGATCCAGGAAATCAAGTATTTCTAAGTCCTAAACCATATTCAGATTTTGTGCTTAATTCTAGTTTTGATTGGGAGGCTCCTAATGGGATGCCTGAGCCAACAGGAGATACGGAATTAGCATACCCTAACCCAGATGACCCTGAAAATCCTAACATTTTTACAGATGTACATTGGAATGTAGCAGATGATAAGTGGGAAGCTTCAAGAACCCTTACAGATGGCGTTACAGTTCAATGGAATGGCTCTGCTTGGGTCGACGTTTAATCTTTACATCCATTAATTTTTTGATATAGTTTTGATCGAAAGGTCAGAAATGAGAAGTCAAAAATACATATATTATTATTTTCCATCTGTAATTCCAATTCATTTGTGTGATGATATTATTGAAACAGCTAAATTAAAAAACTCCTCTGATGGGGAGATCTTTGGCACCGATAAAAATATGGAAAATTTTTCTGTATTTAAAAATAGAAATAAAAAGAGATTACATAAAACAAGAAATTCTAAAATAACTTGGTTAGATGAATTATGGATTCATATAACATTAGAAAAAATTATAGAAGAAGCTAACTATAGAGCTGATTGGTGTTTACAATGGGATAGAAGAGAACCAGCTCAATTTACTGAGTATGGATTAAATCAACATTACGATTGGCATTCTGATGCGTGGATAGAACCCTATAGTAAAGAGGGAGGTTTAAAAGGTTCTAATAGAAAATTATCTATGACTCTTAACTTATCTGACCCTGAAGATTATCAGGGAGGAGAATTAGAATTCATGAACATCGTAAACAATGGTAAAATAAAAAAATGGAAATGCACACAAATATTACCAAAAGGTTCTGTCTGTGTTTTTCCCTCAACAATTTGGCATAGAGTAACGCCAGTAACGAAAGGAAAAAGGTTAAGCTTGGTAAAGTGGGTATCAGGCCATCCTCTACAATAATATGAAAGAATTTAAAAAAAATAATTACACTATTATTAAGTCTGCGATTAGTGAAGAGACAGCAGATGTTATTAAAGATTATTTCGCTTTAAGATCAAAAATCTTAGGGACTTTTAAAAGAAATAATTACATTTCTCGTTTCAATGAAGACTATGGAGTGTTTGGTGATCATCAAGTTGACAATGGTTTTTGCGCTTATGGCGACCCTTTATCAGATGTTTTAACAACAAAATTAAAACCTATGTTTGAAAAAGCTACTGGTCTTAAATTAAATGAAAACTATTCTTACATGAGAATATATCTAAAAGGTGAAGAGTTAACTAGACATAAAGATAGAGAGAGTTGTGAGATATCAGGGACTCTTTGTATTGATGATAACGATTGGCCTATAAATTTAGAACCCGATAAGACCAAAGGAAAACATACAAACACAGGGTATATCCCTGGATTTACAGATGGTAAAGCTGTGCATTTAAAAAAAGGAGACTTAATGATTTACAGAGGATGTGATTTAGAACATTGGAGAGATCCGAATCCTTTTGATGAACACTTTCAAATTTTTATTCATTACAATAATATTAAGACAACTGATCAAAAATATGATGGCAGACCTCACATGGGTCTACCTGCTACTATGAAAGAGGGAAAATGGAAGTAACACAATTTTTCCCTGAGATAGTCGGGTCAATAAAAATAAAACTGAACGCGGAACAGTTGAAAACTGTTAAAACGCTTTCAAAACATTTAGTGTATGAACCTATGCATCCGGATGTTGCTACAGATAAAAAAGAAAAAAACGCTAGTAAAGGCGAAAGCAGCACGCTTATAAAATGTTTGGATCATCCAAAACTACCTAATTTTAGAGAAACATTAAATCAAGGTTTGCATCAATTTACAAAAGATACTATGCAATGGAACACTGGGGCTATGATAGTTAACTCTTGGTTTAATAAAATAAAACCTAATCAAGATACTGAAATTATACGACAAAGAAATTCTATTATTACAGTAGTAATGTTTTTTGAATACGAAAAAGGACAACCTTATTTTATTTTTAACAAAGATGTAAAAGGTTTTGAACCAAATATCTATAAATACAATGCGTTCAATGCTTCTACAGGAGCTTTGATCCCAGAAGCAGGCACTATTTATTTTATTCCAAGTCATCTAGATTTTAAATTTAGTATAAACAAATCTAAAAAAACACATAATCATCTTATGTGTAGTACAATGCCTGTAGGAGTTATGGGTTCAAATACTTCTACATTAGCTTTGAATGTTAATAGAGATCATGATGTCTACAAAAAAATTGTCAGTGATAGAAAAAATTAAACTTCCCATTCCCAAACAAATTAATTTAGACATGATTAATTATTTAGGTAACAATGCTCTTTGGAATTTTGTATTTGATTGGGACAGAAATGATGTACCTAATTTTTTAAATATTATAGATTCAAGTGAAACTACTGATAATGGCTTTGCCACGATAACTTATTCTATTGATAAAAGTATAGCAGGAACTAGAGAAGATAGTGTAATGAATAATTTTGGTAATTGGGTTTATCACTTCTGTAGAGAGAACAGTAAAAAATATAAAATAAAAAGATTACAAAGATTGTATTGGAATCTGTATAGCCAAACCAGTAAATGTGAATGGCATACAGATATTCAACTTTCTGAACAAAATAAATATTCTAACACACACGCTTCTATTATTTATAATTTTCATGATAATGATGGAGGCACCGAAATAGAAGGACAGGGTTTACTACCAGCTAAAGAACGAGAGGCGATTATATTTCCTAGTAATGTCCTACACAAAGGTGTTGGGCCCACTCAAAATAAATGGAGACTTAGTTTAAATATTATAGTACAACTAGAAACGTAAAGGAGAAATATGACACCAGAAGATAAATTAAGAGACACCATTAAAATGGCTCATGATAAACAACAAGAGTATATATCTAAATATGATAACTTACATATTTTATATAAGAGTGAAAAGGGCATGAATGGTTATTTAAAAGAACAACTATCTATCTTAGAATTTACAATTTCTGAATTAAATAAATTAAATGAAAATTATATTAAAGAAATAGGTAAGTTGAAACTAAGGTTGAGAACGATCGTTGATAACAATCTTTAAAAATTATCTAGAAGAAATTGTGTACGCTACCCCTAAACAACAAGAAACACAATTGTGGGATATACAGGGGATTATAAAAAATAAATCAAATCAATCTTTTAAATTTGATTTAAGACCTTTAAATAAAAATTTTTCAAAAGCTGGTTCCTTTAATACTAAAGCAGATAAGATGGTTTTCGAAGACAGTAAAAATTTTATACTTATAGATGTAAAAGAATTGCATGAAAAATTAAGAAAAACTACTGATAGAGTTGTACAGTTAAATGATTTATTAAACGAGTTAGAATGGAACAT